ATCCGCAACAGTCTCTTGACCGGATTGTGCTTCCAATTCATCAACAACCTGATCCTTAAGTTCTTCAATACGATTCACCTCTATTGGCACAGGTTTGGCAACAAAAGTTTGGAAGTGATCGTCTGGAACAAAGACTTCAAAATCATCTCCAGCACTAACATACACATTTACTTCAATGTCATTATTGGCTTCTGAATTTGGCGTAGTGAGCTCATTAACAACATAAACTCCAATGACACCGTTTCCAGGTCCTTTATTAGTGTATGCAGTGGTAGAGAATATCTCCGTCTGCGAAGCTGGCCCTGGGTATGCATGATCCAACAGTGTGAATGGTTGCCCATTTCCAACTTCAATAGTAAAGTCTGTCTTATCCGCAATGTCGACAATCTCAATATAATTAACATTATATTCATTGCCAGTTAATACATTCGGATCATAAACAATCTTAAGACGACCTTTATGAAACGCTGAACAGACTACCTGGAACCTATATCTCATGGTGCCCGTCCAATACCTAAACGGTAACACGGCCATGGCAGTGGCCGGAAAATGATACCCAACAGCAGTGGTGCCAGAAGTCGCAAAATTAGCGGGGTCTACTCTCATATTAAATAAAAGAGTTTCAGGAGCCGTGCCTATATTCCAGCTAAAAGTGGTAAGGTATGACTCGCGCTTTGCGATAGACTTAATATCAAGCTGGTCTCCACCACCAATCCCAGAAATACCTGGATCAATGGATAGTTCCTGCTTGTCGTCTATAGTCAATTTCTGCATTTGATCTGAAACCGTACCTGTGGCCAAATGTGACATGGCAGCAGGCTTAAAAACTTCTGGATCTTTAGTCAAAGTGGGCCGACAATACCCAAACATCTTGGCAATACGGGCTATTGTGGATGCACCCATCTCGGTAGCAAGAGCAAACGGGCCTATGGTGGGCACATCCTTAAGTGCTCCAGCTATCTTAGAAATGGTTGTAGCAGGACGAGAGATAAAACCTGTCCTGTTAACTTCATCCATCTCAGACTCAGGTCCAGACTGCGGAACCAATTCATCTGGTGCAACACTAGTAAGAACAGACATTGTTACATCCTCTGCCCACGCAAAGACAGAGATTGTAACTTTGTCTGTAGCTCCATTGGCATGTTTGAGTGCGTTCAAAGAGCGGAAATACATCCGCCCCATATCGTCCCAATCAGCAGATGGAATGCTCATGTTGTTCTTATAATAGAAAAATGGCAACAACAACTCACCACCAGTGGATGTAGTGGGATCAAGGAAAATCTTAGGTTGCTGAGACGCCTGAATCAAATCCTGGCGTACGAGGGCAGCATTAGACGACAAATTGTCAGTAGGCTGCAAGGGCAAATAGCTGACCAAAGCTCTTCCATACTGAAAACCATTACCGTTAATGACAATCTTAACTCTCAAATTACAACGTAAGAGATTATAATTAACAATACGGTTGATCACCCGAGGATTTGTAAAATACAAAGTCCAAGGGTTCATATCTTCAGCAAGTGTAGTACCTGTTCCCCATTCATAAGAAGCAATCTTCAAAGGACGGGAAAAGAACTGATCCAAAGTAGCATCATCCATATCCATATCCTTCCGAGTAGGATCCATAACTGCTTGATACTCATTTTCATAAGCTTGGATCTGGTCTGCAAATCTAAGATTCTGTTTCTTTTGGGAAGTGGGTGCAGTGGTAACATTAGCACCTTCCACTCCAGATTGTGGTTCAAAATTTGAATGTGGTTCAAACAAACACTGGCAATGTTTACCATAAAGGCAACAATTAGTACACCAATCGGCACCATGCCACTCTGGATCTCCCAAACGTTCATAAATGATGGGTAGATCAGAAATGTGTTTCACATTCCTATAGTGATTCGGGGTTATTCTTTTAGAAGGCTCCCCCTGAGCTTTCTTTGTTTTATTTACTTTCTGTGTTTTAGTAAGTTACAATATACAATACAATGGGCCGACTCAAACCACACTGCACGTCATATCTTGATTGGTGATCAACCTCCCCTAAATAGGGGTACCGCACGAGGACGGCATCTATGCATGCAAAGCCTATACAAATAATACAAAATATGAAAAACATTAATTTACACGGTATCCATATACATACAACCCTATTCAACTATATACAAAAACCCCATCGGGTCAACGGGGTGGACTTATTAAGGAAAGTCCGAAACCTAATATTCAAAGCACTCGATGACAGGTTCCTCAATTTGGGGACCAACAAAATTGTCATCGTATTTGCTCTTCCATCTCACAACACCTTCATCATAGGAAACATCCAATTCAGTACAAAGGTGCGTGATACCAGCACGCTTGGCAACTTCTTGCATTTGCCTGCGTCTGGTTTCATATACTTCTCGACCATGATTGAACCACTCACGAAGAGCAGTATCAATATTAACAGCACTTGCGTGCTCCTCGGTCAAGGGTGCGTTTTTACCCCTGAGATAGCAATGCAACATTTTGAAACATGATTTATCAACCAATGCCCCAACATGCACACCTAAATCAGGGTGATACACACTCTTTCTCTTCAAAAATTCAAATTCTTCAGGAGGTAGAAAATCCAATAACCTGCTCTCCTTATCTGGCATGGTGTACGTTTGACCGTACTTAGCCAAAAACTCAGAGGCACCTTTGATCGTGAAATTGTCTATATCCTTGCTTACGGATCCAATATTATCATCACCATAAGTAACGAGTTTGACAAACTCACGAAATCTCTTGCGCTCTTCAAAAGAGGCCGATGGATTATTATGGTAAAAGAAGCAACGCAAATTCAAGCTACCACAGATTCCATTGATAATAACTGTCAAAGAGTTTCCACTAATGTGGGTTCCTTCAGTTAAACCAATTAGATCACCATTGTAAGCAATAATAGCATACACAATATCTCCTGTCATAGCTTTCATAATAGTCAAATCCTCTTCCGTATAATCACACTCTCTGGCAAAATCAATCATAATACGAAGCGCGGCAAAGATCAACTGAGATGGCAATTTCTGGTCGTATTTACCATAGTCACCACCAATAAGTCGGTCCTCGCCAAAAGTAAAGATGTGTTCATGTAATTCCTGCCACTCTGGACCATGGCTATTTACGCCAACTGCACACTCTGAAATTTTAGGATTGAACTGCATAACCCGTAAGATAGGCAAAAAATACCTTCTGACCAAATCTGTAAGGGCAACTCCATTGCCATAAAAGATTCTACACTTGGGTTTAGACAACACTTCATCTTTCTTATGAGCCTGAGCAATAACATAAGCTCTTTGCCCATTCCTGTAACATTCAAGACACCTATTGATCTCATCAACAATCACGTCATCAAAAACACGATTATTCGGTTTGTCTGCAGTAGGTGGCAATTCAGTGACAAAACGTCTCTTAGGCCCACGAACGGGAAACCCAACAGATGTTCCTAACTTCATCGCATCCATAAATTTCTTACCAGGAATGCCATTAAGACTCTCATGTGCAGTCATCGGTCGAGTATGTTTCCACAACTTAGATTGGAAAATGGGTAACATATCTTCCTTATAATCCTTGATAGCCATGATGAGTAAATCAGGGTCATATGGTAATGCTGGTACTGCCAAATTTTCCAAACACGTTTGCCAACCGAAATACTGCGGCTCAACAACTGGTGGTCGGAATACATTTGGCTGTCCAGTGACTGCTGTGACATGTTCACTAATAGGCGTCACCTTAACATCAGATCGGAAAACCGACATACCGGGGCAATTGCCAAAGAATTTCACCTGAGAATTTTTAGGCATATAATTGAGAGGAGACTTAGGATGGATTTTGTTCCCAGTAATAACATTAACTCCGAGCATTTGCGTCTCGAATTTCTCAGCACTACCAGAAATAACAACACCATCAATCTTTTCCAGCTCAGCGATAGCCGCATGAACTTTAGCGGCAGTTAGCAAACCTGCACAACCCTTAGGCGTGCCAGTTTTGCCTCCAAGGTGAATACCCAATAGAATGGGTTTCCTCTTAGAGATCAGGGCAGCACCACACAAACCCCTAAATGTGTCTATAGTCAAAGTGCGATAATAGTAACCCATAAAATCAGCCGCACCATTACTAGTGCGTTCTAATGTGGCTACACCATCTGCTTTCCCCAACTCTCCAGATTTGTCTCTATAACGGAGAGCAAACTCCACCATAGGCGAATCTTCAATAGGCAAATACTTTCGCAAATCCTTAAATGAACCGCCAGAAGCCGCAAAGCAAATTCGAATATCAGACTCAGGTATTTTAACACTCTGAGTTTTACTCAAACGCACTGCGAATTTTCCGCCGGAATCATTTGGATTGTTAATGCGAAATGTCACATCCAAAACAGGAGTTTCAAAATAATGGTCTGGGATGACGACAATTCCAGATGTTAAAAACAAACCGGTAACGCGTAGGGGTCTATCTCCAGCTTGGACAGAACCATACACTAAATTCTTCTCCACTAGACCAATCAATTGTTGTGACGTAGTATTTGCAGCCAAAGGATTCACGGGAAGCTCGCGTGGAACGACACTAGTCCACACGTTCTGCTCAGCATCACGTCTACGAACTTCGTCCTCAGTCTTAGGCTCAAGAGAGCCCTGAGGATTAAGTCTACGCCATGCTTTATAAACCCGCGAAATACCGTACAAGGCGCCAACAATCGCGCAAGCTTTGCAGATACCTTCTACATGCTTATCGCGAAATTCCTTCATAATTGGGCCAATTGTATTTCGATCAACAAGTTCGCGTTGAAAATCGCGTTTAACCACAGCTACCATGGACTTCTGAACAGTGATACCAGCAGCAATCAAGCCAGAACCCAAGCCAATAGTCAAATTACGGTTCTTACGCGTATAAAACATTGCTCCAAGAATGCCTCCCCACATTAGGCAAGATTTGCGAATATAAGAATTCTTCAACTTGTTCTTATGCAAAAGTAACATGGCATTCTGGAACTTGGTGTTGTTCAACCAGGGTGTTGGCACAACAGACAACCAATCCCATCTTTTGTAGAAATGCTTTGCAGCACCCATAATAGCAAGAGTGGCAGTCCCTTCAATAGCTGTATCAAGGCCATTAATATCGCGCTTGATGCGATCTCTAATAAGACCACCTCCTCTTTGAATACTGTCTACAATTTCGTCTCCAAATTGTTTTTCCAGAGATTCATCATCGCTCTCCTCAAGGTGCAAATCGCACCAGCCTTTGATTTGGCAGCAACCATCGACGCCGCATTTTCGAATATCTTTACGCTTTTTCATTCGCTCTAGAATATTCTGTTGTGCAGCTGTGTGGTCTGCATACGTCTCGATCATATACTGGACAGCATCACGAAACGAGACCTTAACCATCTTCTTGCCTCTCCACACTATTGGGGCATAACCAGCAGCTAAAGCTAGATTTCCAGGTTTAACTGCTTTTTCTAGAGTCAACTCCCAAATGTCATCAAAAGCCATATCCGGTTTAGTCTTATTAAACGCAGCTACCTTTGCAGAATCAATACCTTGTGGTTCTCCATCAACAACATACTGAAATTCTGTTTTTGCAGAAACGGTCACTACAATATGCATACGACGTTGAATGGAATAAGGGCAATTGGAATAAACCCTCGCATCCAAATCCTTAACATTTGTCGTAACAACACAAAGTTCTGGTTCTACAAAAACCTTACCTTTGCTATCCAAATCGGCCATATTGGCATAAAACGGAGAATTGTTGGCAACATCAATAATAACTCGTGTTGGTGGTCGTTCCACGAAACTCGATTTATCATTTGCCATATCGTCAATCAACAATACTAGCTTGTCAGTAGTCCAAGTGGACATAAACTTGTCACTAGCGTTGTAAGAGGCTTGATATTCCTTGCCGGTGGGCAAACCCGCAGAGGTCAAGAGAGCACTAATTACTTGCTCTCCGAAAGTAGTCTTACCTTGACTACTTTCGCCAAACAATTCAATACAAAAAGGCGCCTTTCTAACACCACTACTAATTTTCATGGTGATGTAGTCGTTTTTAATTTTCAAAAGTCTCATAAATTTATCTTGAATAAATTTCTTATCAAATGATTTGAGATTTCCAATCAAATTGCGGATCTTTGTGGTCAGAGACTCAAGCCGACGATCAAACTCTTGTTCCGAAACATCCGCAACACGCTTCAAATTGCCATTTTTAACCAAATCCCACCACATAACAATAGTGGCATACTCTTCATCAAGTTCAGCAGCTGCCTTATCGTTCATCAGTAATGGTCTCAATGATTTTTGTTCCCAACAAAGGGAAAGGTTCTCAACGAAGAATGTAACAGTGGAGAGCGCAGCATCAACAATATCAGTAGCACTTCCATGGACAACCTTCATATCGGGCTCCCACACCTTGTATTCCTTCACTGTGAAAGTCAAGTCTGACGCCTCACAGAGCTCCATAGTAACAAGGAGGCCAAGGAGTTTAGAAAAGTGTGAAAATAACTTGTTGTCTTTGACTAATGTCCAATTGTCACGCAAATTCTTCATCATATTAATCCAATTGTCGCTTCCAACAATGCCTTCCTCACCAGATTGGGGTTCAGTTTCAAACAACTCTGAAATATATTCCATAACGTGGCTAGTCATAGATTTATTCATGAATTTGCGAAGATATAGCAAAATTGCCGCTGACATTGCAACATAGTCTTGGCACCCTTGCAAGTTAAAAACAAGCAAGACAATGCCTTCAATTTGTACGAGGAGCTCATCTGTGTAATCAACACCAGCATACTTGGCCAAATCTGTAAAAACAGAATGGAGTGTGCTGAATTCAATACCAGCATGAGGTTCAAATGGTTGATCAACAATTTGATACTCGGACGTGGCACATGGGACATATTCGTCCCACACAAGATCAAGATTTGTCGAATAAGAAGGCGATTCTCGTTTAAGATCACGTTCTTTTCCTAGGCATTTCTGAGAATACCAAGATCTTTTCTTGTGTTTATTTGTACGGGGCGCAGGCCTTTGGCATACCTGCATCTCCTTGTCGCTTTTTCCGTATGTACTCGTCTTTAAAAACTTATTCATAGCAACAAAGATAAAAGTGCGTGCTCAGCAATGAAGCATCACTCAAATGCGAAATCAACAATCTAATTCATGTAAAACTCTCAATACGTCTTATGGCCGAAGCCAGGGTTTTTGAAATACCCCAAACGACGCGTATTGATTGTAGAACAATCCAAAGAAAGCCTACTATAGCTTAATTTCAATTATGGCTCATACATCATCATCGGTGCCACCCTCAGAATGTATGTTTTGTACTTCCAGCCGGAACTTACTGGATAAAAATCATGTGTTTAAAGTAACCCTACGAGACGGGTCCACAATCATAAGTCTCACCAACATGAAACTCCACTATAGAGTAAATGACTCTTACATAAGAGGTCAAACTAAATTGCTCAGAATTATCAATTCATGAGCGATTACTAGGGGGTCACCCCAAGGTGTGTCATACGACACAGTATCATAATCAATAGTGGGACAACACTATCTAAATACTAACTACGTTCGTCCACAAATTTTATCTCCCAACAAAGGAGAATGGATATTAATAAAACAACGAATTGATAAATTTCGTTAAAAATAACCACACAACACGTCAAGAATATGACGACGTGTTTATCATTCACGATTAAACTCACTGGCATTGTGAGTTTTAAATAAT